ACGGGTAGCTTAGCGATACCGGCGATCTGCGAATCGCTGATACGGTCCATTTTTTTATTCCATCCGTAGGTAAGCCGAAGAACGGCAAGCAACACTTTAAACTGGCGCTTCGTTAAATCAGCACCGGCGTATTCTTCCAGCAGCATGTTTGCCAGCCGAGTGTACCCATCGTCGGTATCGGCCATGCGTGACTCCTCACGCTCAGTACGAGCGCGAAATGTGATGATCTCTGCTGTGTTACTCATGCCCGGACCTCTCGCGATTCAGCTGTTTGGCGTGCTCCAGTGCCTCGCGGAGATGTCGACCAACGTCGGGCGAATGCTGGCGCGCGAATTGCTCACGCGCCATGTCTTTATGTACAGTAGTTTCTGGTTGCGGTTGACGGCGTTTATGTCGCATAATTGACCTCGCTTTCCCAAAGCAATGCTGTACCCGGCTGTTCAGCTCCAACTGTTCAGCCATCCCCTTCGAACTCCCTGAAATACTTCTCGAAATACCACTTTGGAACGAAACATTCGAACGGATAGCCTGGACGCATGAAGATGACGCGCCGTTCCTTCCTGTCGTAGCTGATGACGTTAACGACAATGCCCCGCCGATCGCGGTATTGCTTATTGGTTTCAACAAACCTCTCATCCACCAGCGCCCCCATCTTTGGAACGAATGTGCTCGAGCATGCCGATTAAGCACTGCGCCAATTCACCGGTTTCATCACCCTTGAAGATCACCACTCCGGATGGCTGCTGGAAATCCAGCGCGGCCAGTAAGCTGCTAGCCTTCTCAACGAGGCCGCCACGGCTTTGCCAGCGGCTAACCTGTGATTTGTCTACGCCGAGAGTCTTCGCAACTGCCGTCACCCCCCTGGCGGCAATACGACTGACGATTTCGCTTTCGATGTCACGCGCTTTGTTGCGTGACGTTGTATTTGATTCCATTAAAATTTTTCCTTTGTAAATGGTTGATGTTATGCGGCCTTCAATTCTGGCCAGATACTTTCCCAGTCAGTGGGGTGAAGATTTTTTCGTGTCACCTTCCCGCCACTGGCTTTTTCAATCAGCACGCAAAGAGCTGGACCTAATTCATGGTTTTTGCTCAGCGCCTTACGTAAGTAACCAATAGTGGTTCCGCACGAGTCGGCGAAAGTGCGCTGCTCAATGAGAGTTAGGGCGTTGAGGTAGATACGTAACTCTTCCATCTCGTGGTTCCTGTTTACCTTTATTGTGACGGAGTTTACCCACGGGTAACAATTTTATCAATACCCGCAGGCCATTTACCACGGGGTAAATAAATTTATGATGTCGAGCATGGACAAATATGAACAGAGGCGATTACGCCTCATACAAATAAGAGATGACTTCTGCGGCGGCAAAGCTGTGGATGTTGCTCGCAAAATTGAAAGAGAACCGTCTTATGTGTCGCGCATGCTCTACGAGGATGGTAAAAAAGGGAAAAAGCGGATCGCTGACGATATGGTTGAAGTCATCGAGAAAGCATTTTCACTCCCTCGCGGCTGGATGGATGGCATAGCTGATAGTGGCCATGGCAACGTAGAGTTTGCAGGGAACCAAAAGGAAACGAAGGGATTCCCATTGATCAGTTGGGTTAGCGCAGGGCAATGGTTAGAAGCTGTTGAGCCCTATAAATTAAATGAAATCGATGAGTGGCCTGAGACGACTATGAATGCGGGCGCTCAATCTTTCTGGTTGACGGTTAAAGGTGATTCTATGACCTCCCCCGTCGGATTTACTGTGCCAGAGGGGATGATCATCTTGGTTGACCCTAGCAAGGAAGCTAAAAGCGGAAAGCTAGTTGTGGCCAAGCTCACGAACGATAACGAAGCCACCTTCAAAATGTACATAGAGGATGCTGGCCGAAAATTCCTTAAACCACTTAATCCGCAATACCCTATCACTGAGGTGAACGGTAACTGCTCAATCATCGGCACCGTTGTCGATGTAAAGTGGCAACGAATACCGTAAACCGCTCAAATTAACCCGCCAAGGCGGGTTTTTTTATACCTGAATTAATCCAAACCGAAAATTTAATTACCTGAAAATTCAATCAGGTAAACTTTTGCGCGCAATTTAGTTACCTGTGGGTATAGACATAAAATTTACCCTAGGGTAATGTTTGTCCCACAGCACGACGCAGCCCACCGCAGAAAGCTGATCGCTCTTTAACAATCGAACATGAAATCACTGCGCTGGCGGCCGAGAGGCCCGAACTCAGCACCCTGGCATCCCATAGCTCCACGGGGCGAATGCATCCCAGGCATGCGGCGGACAGTGTAGTGATTCAGTTTTTTTTGAGCTGCGCCCATTACCAGCGAGGCAGTCATAGCCGGACGGCTCCGCCGGAACTTAGGCTGATAGCGTGGAAGCGGGCGCAGCATCAAAACGAACTAGCGGTATGGCGCCGCAATTATCAGGAGATAACCATGGCAGCACGCAAACCACCCTATTCGGCCAAGTGCAAATATTGGATATCAGGCGGTACCGTTGAAATAGACGGTGGTATGAGAGCCTGTTTGGTCCACATGTTTAACCGACTTCCGCAATCCCAACGCATGCAAGCATTAGCAGAAATGCAGCGTAACCATGATGCAATCAGCGATAAGGAAAATGCTGAACAAAATTAAGCCTCACCAGGGCAAGCCCGGAGTACCGCAGCAGCATGTTGGGCTTAAAAGTAAAGGCGGTTGATAAGCCGGGCATCATCCCGGCACGCAACAGGGTAGAGCATTTGGAGGCGCAGCATAAAGCCGGTGAATAGTGCTCTATCCGTTGTGGTGAATTGCAGCCCTTCGAGGTAACCAGAAGATAAGCATCTGGCGCCACACCAACTGAAAGCTGTGTGTAGTCGTTAGCCCCCGGCTCGGGGGCATTTTTTTGGCTGCTATCCAGCAAACCGAGGAATTCCCCATGCAAATCATCCCCAAATTGACGCGGCAGCGCCTCGGCGAACTGCCCGAAGGCACGCCGATCCGCATCGGCAGTCAGACAGTGATTTTCGACGGCTGCAGCATCGATGCCGATCACAAGGGTAACGATGAGACGTTCATCAACTACATCGACGAGGCCGGCAACCGCCAGCGTTATAGCGAGTGGACGATTCTGCAATCCGCGACTGAATTCATCGATTCAGAGCTGTGCAGCTATTGCGGCCGCTTCCGACATCCAGCCGACACAAAAATTGGCGTCATACGGTTCTGGAATCGCACGGAGGATAAAACCTTCTGCGCTGACAACCAATGCGCCGAACGTTACCAGCAATCAATTCGCGTCCCGGCGAGTCGCCTGGGCAAATCAAGGAGACGTGCCTCATGAGCCCTATCGACCGCATGCAGTTCCGCTACCGCCTGACGGGTGCCGACTTCCACCCGCGCCGCCGCCACTGGCTGGCGCCGGTAATCGTAGCCGCGCTTGTCGCCGCCGGGATGTGTGCCGGATGGATGTAGACACCATTATCCCGACCCAATTCGCGCTGAACGAAGCAATGCGAACGCTGGCGCTAAAAACCATCCTCGCGCTCTGCGAGCAAAATCAACTCAGTCCGGCGGATCTGGAAAAGCTGGCGCACCAGCTGGCACAGCGCGAAGCAAACGCCGACGCCAAATCAGGAGCCAAATATATCCACAATTATTCGCGTGATCGACACTGAGACCACCAGCTTTGAAGGTGGCATCTGTGAGCTGGCGAGCATCGATATTGTCGATGGCAAGCTGTGTAATCCGATGAGCGACTTCGTTAAGCCGCCTGAGCCGATCACTACCGCTGCGATGGCTGTGCACCACATCACTGATGCCATGGTTGCCGACGCGCCGCCGATTGATGACGTGATTGGCCGTTATCAGGGCGCAGCTGTTTATGTCGCGCACAACGCTGCGTTTGACCGTCCCAAACTGCCGCAAATCACCGCGCCGTGGATCTGCACGCTAAAGCTGGCACGCAAGCTTTACCCAGAACTGGAAAGCCATTCGAACCAGTTCCTACGCTATCACTTCATGCTCGATGTTGATGTGCCGGAAAATCTGCATGCGCACCGCGCGCTGTATGACTGCTACGTCACAGCAGCGCTGCTCATTCGCCTGAATCGTGATGTGAAGATGACGATCGCTCAAATGCGTGAAATCACCGTGCTCCCTTCCCTGCTTCACACCATGCGGTTCGGTAAACACAAGGGCGTGACGTTTGAAGAAATTGCGGCCACGGATCAGGGCTGGATTCGCTGGGCGCTATCAAACATGAAAGATGCCGACGAAGACCTGAAATTCACACTTCAACATTACCTGGAGGGATGACATGGGAACCCCTGTTCTGATTCTGGGGGACAGTGGCGCGGGCAAGACGTACAGCCTGCGCAACGTCAAACCCGACAACGCTATTTTGTTGCAATGCATACCCAAATTGCTGCCATTCAAAGCCACAGGTTGGAAGTTGCACGGCAAGGTACTGGAAGACGGCTCACGCCAGCAGGGAAATATTTTCCGATTTGATGACTGGAACCGCATCGGTGAACTGATCACCCGGTTCGGCACGCATCCCACAAAGCGCGTGCTGATTATCGACGATTTTCAGGTAGTCATGCAGCACGAAAACATGATGCGCGCCTATCAGACCGGCTTTCAGAAGTTTACTGAAATGGCCGACCACGTCTGGCAGCTGATTACCGCAGCTACCGTGTTACCGGATGATTTCCGCGTTTACTTCCTATGCCACACAGAGGAAAGCGACGGGAAAGTGCGGATGAAGACGATCGGCAAAATGCTGAATGAGAAGCTAACGCCAGAAGGCTATTTCTCAATCGTGCTTCGCTGCATCAAGAAAGACGGGAAACACGTTTTCCTGATCAAAGGCGATGACCACGACACCGCGAAAGCGCCGCCCGATATGTTCCCTGCGCTCACCGAAATGGACAACGACCTGAACGCGGTTGATACCGCCATTACCGAATTTATGACCGACTTATAAGAGGATTAACCATGAATCAGCAACCTACGCCGATGGGCTTCGTCTGGAATGCGGAAGCGGCCGAGTTGGCTAAGACCGCAGGCTCCGCCGGCGGCATTTCTGAAACTGGCGCTTATGAGGGGGTTATCGCCTCTGCCGTGTACCAGTTCGGCAAAGAAGGTAGCCAGTCGCAAGCGCTTGAGCTCAGCCTGGACAGTAATGGTGCGAAAGCCAATTACCTTCGCATTAACTACTGCGGTAAGGATGGCGCGCCAACGTTCGGGCTTGGCCTTGTTAGCTCGCTGCTGTGGGCATGTCAGGTGAAAGACGCGCAACCAATGCAGCAGCAGACCCCGGAGGGCATCGTTTGGACGAACCCTGCTCTCGTGGGTAAGAAAGTGGGCCTGATGTTGCAAAAGGTTCTCTACACCAAAAACGATGGCAGTGACGGCTATAAGTTCGAAGTCCGTCACGTATTCCAGCCCGGCACCCGCAAAACTTATTCAGAGCATGCTGCCAACGAACCGGCCAAGGTTATCGATCATCTGTGTGAAACGATGAAAGACAAAGACGAACGCCAGCAGGGTGGCGGCACGCAGATGAATCGCGGATGGGGCCAGCCACAGCAACCTACTCACACGGGTAATGTTTCACGTCTTGCTCAGAACGCTGGCGGTAATGGCGCTCAACAGCAGTCGGAGCCAGCTTGGGACGACGACATTCCATTCTAACTCACTGAAAACGTTAACGTACGTTGTTGCCAGACCATCATATCCGCCTCGCCTGAGGCGGTTTTCATTTTTGGAGTGCCACCATGAATAAATCCTACGCGTCACTCTCTGCCGAGGCGGTGAGCCTGGAAAAGAGCGGCGAATTCTTTAAGGCAACGCAGCTATGGCGCCAGGCTGAAAAGCTTGCGCGCGGAGCGAACACCGAATGGTCGAATCAGCGTGCCAGCTTTTGTCATTGCGCTTACAAGCGCAGCAAACAGGAAAAAAAATCATGAGCTGGATCATCACTCAATCGGGCCAACACTTCGACTTCCTCGACATCTCGCCCGATGCGATTTGCATAGAAGACATCGCCTGCGCGCTGTCGAACCTGTGCCGCTTCACCGGCCAGCTGCAGGACTTTTACAGCGTGGCGCAGCATTCGGTACACGTGAGCTACCTGGTGCCGTCGCCGTTCGCCCTTGATGCCCTGCTGCATGATGCGGCTGAAGCATACATTGGCGACTGCTCGTCACCGTTAAAGGCGCTGCTACCTGATTATCAGGAAATCGAAAAACGCGTTGAGCTGGCGATAGCGCGTAAGTTCGGGATCAGGACGCTAGGCAAGTGGCCGGAAGTGAAGCATGCGGATCTGGTGATGCTGGCGACTGAGCGGCGCGACCTTGATCTGGACGACGGCACGCCATGGCCGATGCTTGAGGACATTGAGCCAGCACCTATGCTCCTCGCCCCATTGAATCCACGCCAAGCGCGCGTGGCATTCCTTCATCGCTATAACGAACTCAAAGGTGATCGCCATGGCTAAGCACCGCGCACGCGGCGTACCGGTGGAATCCAACTCGATTATGTGGATGCACCGCCGCAACTTCACCGGGACCGTCATCAAGTTCGATGAGGGCGATTATTACGGCCATTTCAGCCGCTGCGCAGCGCGCGCGGTGGCACGCAATCGGGGGCATTGATGGAAAAGAACCACCAACTAATCGAACATTGCCGCGAGATTCTGGCGGAAACAGAGAACCACGAACAGTGGGCGGTTGATATGGCGCGCGCGGCACTGGCTCATCTTGAAGGCAACCAAAATAACCACATCCCTCCAGCGATCACCGAAGAGGAAGGTTATCGCCTCAATACGTCTTGGCACGCGGGCGCTATCTTCCGCGATGGCGCGAACTGGATGCGTGATCGCGTAATTAAGTGGCAAGCCGGTGAACAGGAGGATTCATGCTGATCGGCTTCGTTCTGCTTCTAGCCTCATCGACCGTTGAGCCAATTCCGGTTAGCGAGCGCATTTATCCCAACAAAACCTCCTGCGAGCGAATAAAAAAGCGATTGCTCGAGCGCCGGCCGAAGGCGCAACTTGAGTGTGCTGAAGTTTTAAATTAATCTTGAAAAACGATTTATTTAAGTTTAGTTAAAAGGATGCTAATAAACAGATGAAACCATTTGATGAAACACTTAAAGAATTTGGTATTGAAAACTTCAAAGTTGATTTGGCTATTGAAAATGGCGATATAGCTGTAAATGACTTCGGTGACTTACTCCTAAATAATAAAGATGTTGATTCTGTTTATAGATTCCTATCAAAGTGGAGGCGTCAAACTGCAACACTTGAAAGTCTGTTCGAACTATGGAAAGCAAACAGACAAGAAAGAATTGCTCTAGAACAAGTGAAATCCATAAATTCAATGAAAGAGCACATTTTTAGAGAGGAAGAGGTTGCTTCGTATCGAGAGGCAGAGGCAGCTATAGCAGGAGCGATTTTCGTTTTGCTATCAACCTTGATTAAAACTCCTACGGTAGAACTTAGCCGCGAAAGTCAGGTAACATTCCAAGGAATACCAATTGATAAAATCATTCAGTCTGCCGCTAATAACTTTCGCCATTATGACGAGTGGTCGAACATAAAAAAACCATACACCCAACAACAGTTAAAATCAGTTAGAATATTAGAGTCGGCATTAAATCTGCAACCTGATGGAAATAGGAAATCAATCGTAGTTAATATTTGCTCAGATTTACTTTTTTCCATAACAAGTTATGAGCTACCAAATTTGCATAAGCTGATTCATGGTTTCATTAAAGAATTATGGGATTCAATTAAAGTAAAAAATTGATTACTTACCTCTTAAACCTTCCCCAAATATAAACCGCGCACTGGCGGTTTTTTTGTGCCTGCCATCATGAAAAATCGACTCCGCGCGCATTACGCGCGCCACCAACCGTTCTATGACGTTGCTGCCATAGGTGGCGCGTGGATCCTGCTGCTCATCGCGGCGTTAACTGCAGATCTCTATCTCAGCTGAGGTGATGTTATGGAAACTCAATTGCCAGCGGGAAAGCCTACTGGAGCGGCAGCCAGGTTACCTGCTGCTGTTCCGCATATGACTTTCCGCACCGGTTCAGCGGTGGCCGGTGCAATGGGTATCAAATGGCTAAAAACTGCTTCGAAAACCGGCTTGGTTGCCTGAACTGCAATTGCCTTCATGAAGGCGGCTGCGATGTCATCAACGGAACTGAAAGCCCCGCCGAATGCCCCTACGTACTTGATTTTTGTACGTACCACCAAATCGATATCGCCAAAGCGAAAAAACGCTGATCTGAGGTGCTAATACAATGACCGGTCATACAATTAACCCTTACTGCGCGGCACTTGAAGCGCTGCGTGCGCAGCCGGCCCACCAGCTAAAACAGGTCGGTGATCAGTGGCGTTCGCCAGACCGTCTCTGGTGGGGAATCAATTCGATGTTCGGCCCGTTCGTGCTTGACCTGTTCGCGGATCGGGATAACGCCAAATGCGAGGCGTTTTACAGTGCTGAGGATAACGCGCTTACTCAGAACTGGAGCGGCCGCCTAGCTGAACTCAATGGCGCTGCATTCGCGAATCCACCTTATTCTCGCGCCAGTCAGTACGAGGGCCAATACATTACCGGCATGCGCCAAATTATGGCTTACACCATGGCAATGCGTGAGGCCGGCGGTCGCTACGTCTTCCTGATAAAGGCAGCTACGGCTGAGGTGTGGTGGCCGGAAGACGCGGATCACATCGCCTTTGTTCGCGGGCGTGTCAGCTTTGATTTGCCTGTCTGGTATCGCCCCGCAGCTGGACAGCCATCTGAATCATCCGCCGGATTCGGCGCGGCGATCGCAGTGTTCGATAAAAGCTGGCGCGGGCCTAAGTTCGATTACATCAGCCGCGACCACCTGGAAGCGCGCGGCGCCGCGTTCATGGCGCAGATTGAAAGCGCTGCCAGACGCATGTTTCCGCAAGTTGAAGAATGCGGAGACGTCCCACCGCAGGTAGCTGATGCGCCTGCAATCGAGGAGCAGGAAATCCCGCTAATGAAAGCTGACATCATTGCCCAAAGCGGTTTTGACGTGTGGGCATGCGCGGCGGCGGCATTTGGCGACAAGATCGAATACACGTTCAGCGAGTCTAAATTTGCACATGTTTGGGCAAATGATAGCGTTGCCGATCCGCAAATAGCTTTGGTGTCAGAAGACATAGTGACAAAGGCAATCGCCATTATCGAAAGCAGTGCCAGCGATGCGTTGCTCACCGCATGGGTAGAACTGAATATTGATGAAGATTCGCGCGCTGAATCTTTTGAACGTTTGAAGCGTGTCGCAGAAGAGTTTGCCGTCGGCATGCCTGATTTTATTCACACCATTGAGCAACTTGACCGCGGCGCGCTGAGCAATATCAGAGTACTACGCGCAACACTTCGCGCCACTTTCCCTGAAACGCAAAATAATGTTTGGCCCGCAGAGGCAATGTTAATCGCGGATCAAGTTCACGAACTTTCTAGCTTGCCAGAAAGCCACCGCCGAAAAGTGATGCACCACATCAACCGCATGCTGCTGGAGCGCCAACCGTCAGCCGAAGTCATCTCAGCAGCGCAATTACTCACCGCCACCTTTGGAGAGCACACCCAATGAGGGAAATCATCGTTGATAATTTTGCAGGTGGCGGCGGGGCTAGCACCGGCATTGAAATGGCTACAAGCCGCAGCGTGGATATCGCTATCAATCACGACCAGAACGCGATCGCAATGCACACCACTAATCACCCGAATACGCTGCATTACTGCGAATCTGTGTTCGACATTGACCCGATTGCAGCGACCGCTGGCGCGCCGGTGGGCCTTGCATGGTTTTCGCCGGACTGCCGCCACTTCAGTAAGGCCAAAGGCAGCAAGCCAGTTAAGAAAGAGATTCGCGGGCTGGCGTGGATTGTCATTCGATGGGCGCTGGCGAAGCGCCCGCGCGTTGTCATGCTGGAGAACGTGGAAGAGTTCAAAACGTGGGGGCCGCTGCTGGCTGACGAAGACAGGCCAGACCCTGAACGCGCGGGGGAGACTTTCGCTGCTTTCGTTGGCATGCTCAGCACTGGCGTGGCAGATGATCACCCGGCGCTGGATGAAGTGTGCGAGTTCTTGCAGATTAATCGGCACAGCGCTGACGCGCGCCGCCTTACCGCCGGTCTCGGCTACGCTGTTGATTTTCGCGAGCTGCGGGCCTGCGATTATGGCGCACCGACAATCCGCAAACGCTTCTTTATGGTGATGCGCTGCGATAGCCAGGCGATCGAGTGGCCGCAGCCAACACATGGCGACCCCAAAAGCCTGGCGGTTCAGTCCGGGCATTTGAAACCGTGGCGCACCGCAGCGGAATGCATCGACTGGTCAATTCCTTGCCCCAGCATTTTCGAACGCAGTAAGCCGCTGGCGGAAAACACGCTTAAGCGCATCGCGCGCGGCATCCAGCGCTTCGTGATCGACAACCCGACGCCGTTCATCGTGAAATGTAACCACACCACCAGCAAAGGCAGCTACGACTGTTTCCGGGGACAGTCGCTGGATGACCCTCTGCAGACCATCACTAAAACGCACGGTTATGCTGTGGTCGCGCCTGTGTTTGCTGGCACCGGCGGTTCGACCTTCCAGATGAAGCCGCGCCCGGTTGATAAACCGTTCTTCACGCTTCTGACGCAGAATCGCACCAACGTGATTTGCCCACTGCTTGCGCCGGTTATATCCCGACAGTTCGGCAACAGTATCGGACATCCAGTTGATGATCCTGCGGGAACAGTAACGGCCGGCGGCGGCGGTAAAAGCGCATTAGTTTGCCCGACGCTAATTCAGATGGGATATGGCGAACGCCAGGGGCAAGCGCCTCGCACTCTCGATTTACACAAGCCCGTAGGCACTGTAACGGCTGGGGGCAATAAATTTGCAGTGGTATCTGCGTTTCTGGCTAAACACTTCGGCGGCAATTACACCGGCCCCGGCGCCGCGATGGATGCGCCAGCCCATACTGTCACGACCACCGATCACCACGCGCTGGTAACGAGCAATCTGGTAAAGCTGCGTGGCACCTGTAAAGACGGGCAGCGCACCGACACGCCAATGCCAACCATTACAGCTGGCGGCCAGCATGTCGGCGAGGTGCGCGCGTTCCTGATGAAGTATTACGGGAATGAAAAAGGCGGCGTTGGGCTTACCGAACCACTCGGCACGGTCACAACGAACGATCGCTTTGGCCTGGTCACGGTTGACGGCGCGGATTATCAAATCGTTGATATCGGCATGCGTATGCTACAGCCGCATGAGCTCTACGCTGCTCAGGGCTTTCCTTCCTGGTATGTCATTGACCGCGATTATCGCGGCAATAAATACGCTAAAGATAAGCAGGTGGCGCGCTGCGGCAACGCTGTGCCGCCACCGTTCGCCGAAGCGCTGGTTCGCGCCAACTTACCGGAAATGTGCTCGCCGTTGTCCCACGAAAAAATCGCTTAATCACAGCCGCCAGATTGTTCATATGTGATAACAATATGGCGGCCTAACACTATTTGTTGTCATATACCAACAACTGTGAGGAATTAATCATGGCTGACTCTGCGCTGATCAAAGAAGAAGAAGTGATGAACAAACTGGACATCACTTCTCGCACCACCATGTGGAAATACTGCAAAAAATACAATTTTCCTAAACCTGTGCGAACTCATCCAAAATCTTACCTACGCCGTGATGTAGATGCGTGGATCCAGAATGGCGGTATCAATCAGCCGCTTTCCTGATGTGCCAGAAAAGCTTATCTGCATGCAGTTCATACGCTCTTCTCTGGTCCTCGATCCAGTCGTGCTTGTTATACACAGCCATCACCCCACCCAGTTCATGCCCCAGCATCCTTTCGGTAACATGGGGCGCAACTCCTTCCTCTGACAACCTAGTCACCAACGTGCGGCGGAAATCATGCGCGCGCCAGTAGCCAAAATCCAATCCCTCACGGATTCGGATGATGTAGCGGTTAGCTGCTGCGATGGTTATTGGCGCTTCAGTTATCGCGCCGGGAAACAGTATTTGATCATACGTTTCCATCGCCTTTTCCAGCAGCGGCTTAATCTGTTCAAAGATTGGCCGCCGGATAACGTTGTTCATTTTGCTGTGCTCTTTCGGCACCGTCCACACCCACTCCGACAAATCAAACTCAGGCCGTTCAGATAAACGCAGTTCGGATACTCTTGCTCCCCAGAGCATCAGCATCTGGTGCAACAGCTTGTTGGATGTGGCCGCCCTGCTTCTGTCTATCGCTATCCAAATCTTTGCCAGCTCACCATATGTAAGTACCCGGCTGCCTGTTTCAGATCGGACGCCAACGTCACGCGGGGCGATGCGCATAATAGATGCGTTGTCGATAACCTGGCGGCGGATACACCAGCCAATAGCTGTTCGTGCCTGAGATAGCAGCTGGCGTGCGCGGCGCGGGTTTTCCTTTTCCTCTTTAGCGAAGAAGTCTACCCACTGTTTAACCGTGATTTCGCCAATGGCGCGTCCAGGGAAAGCTCCGGCCAGGTGCTTCAGCACTGTCGATTTGTAGAGCTCTTGTGTCTTTGGCCGGAGGTTCACTTCAACATACTGCTCTTTCCAGTAATTGAGGCACTCGCCAACAGTCATCTGACTTTCACCGGTAACCTTTTCGAAATAGGAACGCGGATCTTTATCGCCGTCGTACAGCAGGCGAAGCTCACCCACCAGAGTGCGGGCATTTTTCAATGGCATCGCCGGGTAGCGACCAAGTCCAAGACGCTGAGGTTTACCGTTCCAGCGGTACCGAAACTGAAAGGTGATCACTCCCTTCGGAGAAATGCGCGCGCTAAGCCCATCAGCATCTGAAACTTCTGACGGGCCCGAATATGGTTTACCATGTATGGAACGGAGTTTAGTGTCGCTCAAGGCCATAATTTTTTTCTGTACGCAGTAAAAAAGTGGATTTGGTACCAACTGTGTACGCAATATTACATGGACGAACGTGAACATCAATGAACAACTGTGAACATATACAGTGAAAATCGGGTGAGAGGGTAACGGTTATTGCTTTCTGATCAATGTGTTAATGAACAAATATGAACGGAAATAAACTTTGAAGAACGATCGCGAACAACTTACCTTCCTCTTCCACGATTATGAAACCTTCGGTAAAAGCCCGTCGCTGGACCGTCCGGCGCAGTTCGCGGGCCTGCGTACCGATAAAGAATTCAATGCAGTAGGTGAACCGCAGGTGTT